ATCATTTTGACTTGCAAATCTATTATCGTAATTAAAAGTATATTTCATGAACAAATTGAACTGTTTTGGTTCAACATATTCCGGTAGAATGGTTATAACACATCTCTCCTTTAGGAAATCCAAAATATCTTGAATGGAAGTCTGAGAAGTGCCGGGTCTTAGAGAAACAAATACTCTTCCGTATCTAGGAGGATATAGTTCTTCTCCACCAAATACAGAAAATTCATTTATGCTATTTACCTTTTGCGCTTCAATTAAAAGTGCCTTTATGTCATTTTTAGTGACTGCTCTGCCTTGAGCAGAAAACAATTTTGGTGCTAGGTATTTAATCATATCCAAAGATGGTTCATCCAACCCACCTTCCGAAGAATTCACCAAATTGACAACTAAGTTACCGAATTGAAAATTGGGATTAGTTACATTAAATATAAAAATACCATTTGCTTTAGAACCACTTGATGTCAAATATCTTATTTTTATCTTATCTCCTAGTTCTAATGCCAATCCTAATTGATTATTTTTACCAAATTGTATTGCAAATCCATCACTTAATCGTTCCACAAAATATATTTTTTGATCTACATCATAAGGGGATCCTATGTTGGAAGAAAGTTTCCATTCATAGAAAGAAGTTTCTCCGTCTTTTTTAACCTCAACCTTTAGAGTAGACAAATCTACATTTTTGTTTAGTATGTAATATTTTTGTTGAGTAAGATCAACTAGTGTTTCAACATCGAAACCATCATCATCATTGTCTAGATAAACTAATTCTTTTCCTTCATATATTTCTATTTCTGCCGCACCATCGGTATTGACATTATAATCTTCTAATGTATAAAAAGTATAGTTGACGCCATCCGAAGTTATTGCGCTAAATGTCTGGTGTTTACTTATAACGGTAGATGTTACACCCGTCAGTATTAATTTAGACTTTGATGTGGTTGGGCCAGGTACGGTATAACCAAGGGGTTTAACCAATGAAATTATGGAATCCAATCTCTGTGCAGAATCTAGGAACATTTCACTGGAAACCATGTTCATGTAATATGCATAATAGAATGTATTATATGCCAGAAGATTTATCAAAGTTTGCATTGCGGAACCTTCGAATGCATAATCTTTGATTACTGGTTGTTGTTTTAGATAAGAAGTAAGATTCGATTTTATGCTATCGAAATCTAATGCTCCTAATTGGGGTGGTGTATTTGGATATGCCATTAACGAGTCCTCTCAATGCTTAATTTGACGCTATCTATCTTCTCAAAATTTATAATCTTGTATATTATCTCTATATCCACATTAAAATTTGTGCTTTCTATTATGACATCAGTTACGCTAACTCTGGATTCATATAGACCAATTATGTTTGCTATATGTACTTTGTATTGTGCCAACTGGGAATCAATAATATTTTCAAACAATAGATCGTAGATATATCCGGTAAAATTTAAATCAAATGGTCTTTCACCAGATCTAGTCAATATGATATTTTTAACGGATTCTTTGATGCACATTGCATCTTTTTTCAAATTTATATCTTTAGTAAAGAAATTTTTACTTAAAAACATCGGAAGATCTGAAAAATTGTTCTGTATTATTTTCATTTCTTATATTTATATCTTAAATGCCGTTATTGGGCTTATTCCGATGTCTGGGGAAACGGGTAATGTATCTCTGCTCAGAACTAATTCCAAATATTGCACAGTTTCTCTCAGGAACTTGTAGTTCATACCAATGACCATCCACTTTCCGCTTAATACCTTTTCTCTATTTAAATATAGCGTCGGTGTTTGTGGGTTTTCGTGATATATGCGAATTATGTCACCAATCTTAACTTTATCTGTTGCTGCAACTGTTATCGACATCTGTTGACTAGACAGCTGATTCATAAGAGCAATTCGATTTAAAGGAACATGTGCTGGAGTTCCCCAGAAAGTGGCATAAGTTCTTGTATATTTTAGATATTCTGCGAATTTTTTGCCTATTTCTGGACAATTGCAACTGCATGGGTTATTTGGATCTGACCAAATACAACCCAAATACTCTTTGCCTAAATTCTCTTCAATTAAATCACATTCCCTTATTTCATTGTATAGACTATAGAGTTCCAGATATGTGGGTTCTGGTTCTATTGGCATTTGGTCTTGTGCCGGACAATTGCAATATGGATTATCTTCCGAGCAACCAGAAGAATCGGTAATTCCCAAAGGATTTGCACAGGTAAACTTATTGCAGAGATTATTTGTCTTCGCATAAACCATAAATTGTGCAGCAAAATTTTGATCAAAGAGATCATAATTGGGTTCATTTATGGGCGGTGTAATTATTCCATAATCTGTTTCACCGCTCAAATCGTATTTCCATAGATCTTCTGTGACTAAACCGGGTCTATACAGTGCATAATCGGCGGATAACCAATGCAAAACATCATTTGCAAAATACTGCTTCAGTTCAGGATACTTCTCTTCTATAGAAGCATCTGTGTGTGGTAATATATTTTCGGATTCTCCATCCAGTGCTCTGCTCTTAATAAATTTACCATTAAGATCATATTCATTCAATAGTTGTATGGTATCTCCACCATAATTGAGTTCAATCCAGCGAGAATCAAAACGATTGTTATTAGTAATTGATTGTTCGTTTGTATTAGTATTATACCAATAACCATAGTTATTAGTATTATTTGAAACAGAATAATCTAAAAGAGGACCTCTATATGTACCAAGACCAAACCAAGCATCAGAATTATAACCATAAAAACTATTAAAAGAAAATTGATTTAATGTACCACTTGCATATCCAAGACTTGGATTGAATAATTTATTTTTAACAAATAGATTTGTCGGAATATAGAAAGACCACCAAGATCTATGTGGTTTTATTTTTTTATGGGAAGACATCAAATAACCACTACCTAGAGCAGTTTGCTTATATTGAGAGTCTATACCCTTTGATTCAAATCCCGGATTTTTTGAATTTGGTCCACCACGTTCCCAATAATAATATTCAAAAGAATATCCATCTTTGACTTGGGGTATACTTGTTTCTATATCTGTTGTATAATACGGAGTCTCTACATTAAAACCTTGTTCTGGCCAAAGATCCATACCAGCATCGCTCAAATCTGAACCAAAATTAATGGGTGAGTATTTGTTCCACCAAGAATATTCTCTTGCTTCGTACCTATTTTCTATTTTTTGTTTCTTAACTGCAACATCAAATCCATATGGATCCATACCAATAATGGCAATGTTATTTCTTACTGTTTGTCTTCCATTTGGTCCGGCAGTTAATTGAACAAGATATGGTAAGAAATATTCGGAACCTGAATCACGAACAAATCCATCTGGGAAATCAGCAATTCGATCCAGACCTATTGGACTAATAAATTCTATTCTTACATATGAACTTATTTCTTCCTTTTTAATATTAGGTGGTTTCTTTTCAGATATATTTTCATCAAAAATATTAAATGCATTTATAAAATCATCTTCGACTATAGGTTGCATATATTCTAGATGAGTTAATGCATATCCCAAATTAGTGATATTTAAATCTAAACCTTCCATTTGTTTTTCTGTTGCTATAACAAAGGCGGTTTGTTTTTGTTGTCTGTCGCTTAGTGGTAGAACATTATCGGTCTGCCATGGTTTATTATTTAAAGGATTTGCATCGTAATATTCATACCAATAATTTAATTTTCTTTTTGTAACAAATGCAGATTTACCATATCGTGTGTCATATCCCTGACTATAATATGGGTGATTGTTTTCTTTTTCCCACCATGTTTTTCCATTTTCTGGTTTATAGTCATTTGGATTATTTTCTGCATTATTTGCAAAGTAAATATCGTATAACCACTGGCCGGCCGAAGCACCAGTTATACCCAATTTAGACTTTGCTAGTATTTCGTATCTGCTTCCTTTTATTTCTTTTCTCTTTATTGATTTTATATTTTGTAAGGAAAGTGGTTGAATTAATTTATTTTGTCTACCTCCAGTTATTCCAGTAAAAATACTAGTTCCAACTGGTTTGGAAATAAAGAATGCTTTTCTATTCCACCACTCAGAATACATCTCTTTCCATTTTGGTATGAAGGTATCTCTTGCCAAATTTCTGAGATAAACGTATAAATCTCTTTCAAATTTTATAATTTGTATTTCCTGCTCACCTATTCGTTTTTGAATTTCTATTATCAGAGGTTCAAAACATAATGTATTGAAACAGTTTCCGTCGTCAATGCACTGTCTTAGACTCCTAGATGCTTCTTCGTATTGTGATTCTATTCCATCAGGCACAGAATACGGATCATTACTCAATTGATTGTAATATAGACCCTCTAAAATACCACTAGTTGAAATGTTGTATTTTAATGGTTCTATAAAGAAAACTTCATCGGCAAATGTTTGATTTGTACCTGATCCGTAGTTTGTCAGTCTAAATGTATCTAAATTTCTTACAATATGTGCCGTTCCTGGCATATATTTTTCTTTAGAGCATCTACTAACAAAATCAGGTATTGGTTTGGTTGGTTTATTTTTTATACCAATAATTTTAAGGTCATCGTCGTAAATATATTCCAAACCATCAACATAATTATAGGATGAAAGAGATGTTCCCTCTTGTAGTTGTCTATATGGAAACGGAGTTCCAGACATCCAAGGAGCATAAAATACAGGTGGTTCTGGATTGAATGGAAATTCCTTTGGACCGTTCCATGTAGTTTGAAGAGTCGGACCGGTTGTCGGATCAATTGGCTCACCAGTGATTGGACTATTCTTTGTATTCTGTGCAATATAAGAGTTTGCAGAAGAAATATAATCATCTGCATTATCCAAGAATGATTGAATTATTTGTATTCTTTTGTCGTAAAAAGAAATTGCTTGGTCATAAAGAGCAATACTTTGTTCTAATGAATACTTAACAAAGTTTGGTATTTCTTCTTTGATATTATAGAATTCACCAATTGTTTTATTATATGGTTCCTTGGTGAAATCATAAGAAAGAGTCAGACCATTTTCGCTCTTAGTATCTCTGATATCATAGTTAACCGCATCAGTAAATGATCCTGCCGCAGCAATTTTATACTCAGTACCAACATCCGAAAATATACCAGTAGCGCCGAATAGAATATTGAAAGTAATTCCACTCGTATCTCGGAATTCATTCAGTAATTTAATATCACCAGTTCCACCATAATTAGAAGATCCAAGACAACATACTGCACATCTATACGCTTCCCATTTTCTTTTTATATTCTTTTTGTGACTGAATAGTTCACGTTTGCTCTTTAATGGTTCTCTTATCTTAGTGTATATGTCATTGAACTTTAAGAAATCCAACTCGCACAGATCAAATTGAGCTTGCCATGTTACATTCGACCATCTAGAATCGGCGGTTCTTCCTAGATAATCCCACCAAATGGTTGCTGTTTGGTCTGGTCTTGCACCAAATCCACGCTCGGCAGATTGTTGTATCCAGTGCTGAAATGGAGTATTATATTTTTTAGAGTCATAGAACGAACTAAGATCATCATACAAACGGGTCAGAGAATTATATGAGCCCTTATGTAATGATTTGGTATCTAATGACTCAGATACTAATTTATTAGATTCTATGTGGGATACTTTATTGAAGTCTCGATGATAGTCATAATCTATAATATCATATGTGAATCCATCAGAGGAACTTAAGAAATCGGAATATGGATTAGTAAAGTCGGGTTCTATTCTTTTGTAAAAACTAGTAAGTGTTCTATCGTTTAGTAGACTTAAAGAATTGTATTGGTTGTTGACAACCATCGATCTTACTCTTTTTGGATCTACTTCATCTTCAGTCCCAAGAACAAAGTAAGTTAGTTCGTCATCACTTTTATCTTTTTGTTCGTTTATTAATTTTTCTATCGATTTAAAATGCCAACCATCTGTATCTTGCCAAAAGAAGAAATTAACAGCATATGGATTTTCTGGAGAAATAGCATAATTTGTAACATAATTTAATAGATGTACAATTTCAAATTGTCCTTTTTCATTACTAACTGAAATTGATATTTCGTCTTTTTTGATCCAAACGCCGTTTTGTGTTTCTTGAATTTCTATTGGTTTTAGATTGTACTTATCTGAAATTTCATTTATCAGACCTTTGATCTTGGAATTCGATTCTGTTGATTTGGAAATTACTCCAACGAAATCTTTATTCTGTAGGAAATTTTCTGTAAATTGAGAATCAAATATCTGTTCAGACATGAACTCTAATCTATATAAATTTGCTTTTTCAATAACATTTAATTTAGGAGAACGAGTTAAATCATTTATTAGTTTTATTTCGTAAATTCTTGCTTTTACTTCTTTGGTTTTTTGAGATTCTGCATCTGCACCAAATTTAAATGTTATTGTTTCAAAACCAGTTATATTCAGTTCGCCTACCCAATCACCTTTGTCATATAATTCAATGTAACCAGAAATATAGGGATTAAATATACTTTGAACTATTTTAATTTCAGTTAATAGTTCATTTCCCTTTCCTATGCTTTGATTTGAAAACAAATCAAAAATTCCCTTTCCGTCTTTTCTTTCTATAGTTACACCGACTAAAAAAGATGGAGTACGAGAACCGGATGTTAAAGATTCAATATTTTGTTCAGCCATTATACATTTAGTTCTATAGAAAGAACTCTTCCTTGATTACTATTTATCGCTTTTTCAAATAAACCAATTGTACCCTCAAGGTATCTGGGTTTCAATGCCCTAACAGAATATCTTTTTTCGTTTTCCTCTAATTGAAGAATCAAAGGTGTCTTTACTGTTATTGATGAAGGCAATACACCGAGAACATATGCATCCAATAAAGTACCAGAAAAATCATCTGCATTTGGGACAGGAGTAGTTGTTTGGTAACTATTAATATTAGTATTGGAATTTGAATAATATGCAGTAAGAGATCCAGCAGTATTAAGTGAACTGACTTTTCTATAGGGCGATTCTACTGCACCGCTATTCATGAATTGTGTTGCTGCGTTTTTCTCTTCATCTATTTTTGCTATTCTGAATATAGTGAATTCATTACCATCGATGGTTATATTAGTATATCCATCAGGGCCTGTTACTTTATCTGTATACACTACATCAGGGTCGGGTGTTCTGAAATTTACTGCTTTATAATCGCCATTTGAATCTTTTCTAAGAATTGCAAATGTATCATTTACAGAAAAAGAACCACTTCCCCCGCCGACTGCTACCAAATATCTAAATTTTTGATTCCACTCTTTTACTATTTTATAGGTGACTATAGGACTTTCATATGAAAAAACACAACTGGTATAAACTTCATTGGCAGTTGTACCCGAGCAAGAAGCTTTTGTTATTTTAATCATCACATCGCCGGGAAGCAAATCGGGTATTCTGCATATGTAATATGCAGTTCCATTATATTTTGAATTTAATTCGGTAAGAAAGGATGTATATTCCCTAGGCCAGTCAGTATGAGGATTTAGCATTCTATTGGAAGAAAACAGTACCCATGAATATTGACTGCTGCTATACAAATTAAAAGAAGTGATTTCTGCATTTGCACCATTTGTTACATAATAGGTGTCAAAAATCGAATCATTCGCTAGTGTAGTCTGAGTAAATGATACTTTTCTGAAAATATCAATCAATTCTAAAGTATTACCGTTTTGAAATTTATATTCAAGTGTTGGAAAATAGTCGAAGTACATTATATTTCCTATTTTTATCTAATAATCTGACCAGCAATATTGGCAATATCTTGTCCGGCGCCGCCAAATGTCCAGAAGGAAGTTGATCTATTTACTATTGTGCTACTCTGTACCAAAGAACTGCGTAAGGCGGGTTCTAATTCAACAAATGTCATATTAATTGTTTGTGATAATGGTTTTATTTCCCCATTTTCATCGGCAATACCATAAGTATCTTGAAATCCAGACTTACTGACGGTGATTTGATCAAGAACAGACAATTGTGGTTGACCTGACCATTGACGGTCTATCTGTGCATTTTGTCCTGGCCCTATACCAAACAACCACAGGGGAGGATGACATACAAATCTAGAAAACAATCCGCTTCTTGCTTGTGGTAAAGAAAATGATTCAAATATTTCGCATATTTCCGATGCAGCATTTGAATCTTCTGTGCTTCTTGCTGCTAAAACTATCTTAAAACCATAGAGTCTTTTATTCGTTCCTCTGAATTTGGTATCAGACATATCCATATCAATCTTTGCACCGATTCCTATACTTTCTGCAGCCCAAGTAGGTGCAGATAGAGTGAATTCTGTTAAATCAGCAGTTGCTGTTGCATAATTTGCCATGACTTTACCAGCATCGTTAGAATAACTCTGCGGATCTGCTTGAGTGACATTGACAGGAAGTATACCTGTATCGTAAATATTGTCTGTCTTTGTAACAAATTCTTTTGGTGCAGGTAACATGATGCACTTCAACATTGGACCTATTCCAAGACTAGCAGATGTCCTTAGTAAAGAGTTATCGGTATAGTCATAACAAAAGAATTTTAACCACAAAGGGATCTTTTTTTGATCCTCTGGGGAAGTTGGGAATATCTTAGTTGAAGAAAAAAGTGCTTCTGTTCCGGGCATTGTTGCTCCTATATATTTAATATGGCATACAAGACTAAATACATACCTAATAATCCCACAAAATATATAGGTAATATTAATTCAATTTTATGCCGTTCTCTCTGGGAAAGAAGATTTTGTAAGTATCTGGATAGCAACAAAAATATAGTAAGATGGGCATTTGAGGCAATACGAATACCTTATGTTTCTCCGATGGACAATAAAGTCCATTTTTATATTCCAGATTTCCTTATAGAAGCAAAAAACAAAGACGGAATAGTTGAAACTATGTTAATAGAAATAAAACCCCTAAAGCAAACAAAACAACCAGAACACAATAAAAAACACAAAAAAACAATATTAATGGAAAATATGACATATGCAATAAATACTGCAAAGTGGGAAGCAGCAAAAAATTATTGCACCGAAAAGGGAATAATATTCAAAATTTTAACAGAACAGGATCTATTCTAAAATGTCAAATATTAATCTTCCAGATTATCAAGCAACCACTATTACTCAGTTTAGAAATGCTGTAATTGCAAGAAAAGGAATTCAGCAACCCGGAAAATATGCAGTTCAGATGGTAGATGGTAAATTGAATAGTTTATCGTGCTATCCAGAATCGGTAACTTTGCCTCAAAGATCATTTAGTACTGCACCATATAGTCCGTGGGGGCCAATTTTACAATTACCAGTTAGAAGAGAATATGGTGAATGTGCAATGTCCTTTATAATTTATCAGGACTGGGCAGAAAGAAGGTTTTTTGAAAACTGGATGGATACCATTATTCCACCAAAATCAACAGAAGATGCTGATCCAGTTGGGGTGAGTGCTTTGGAGCGATTGGGTGGTCCCTCTGTGGGTAATATATTTGATGTTTTAGCTGGTACAAGTAGAACAATAAGAACAACACAGTATTCAGATTACTCTAATGGTTTTAATACCTTTACAGGAACTGTTAAAATATATCCTCTTGCGGTAGAAAATCAAGCACAACAAACATGCACCATTACATTGAAAAATGCATTCCCCCTGACCATAACACCAACACAAATGTCTTCTGAAGCGACAGGATATGCTACATTTGTTGTAATTTTTGCATTCAAAGAATATGAATTTATTTAATTGGAGATATTATGAAATTAGTTGACTTATTAGGAAATAGACCGAAATACTCAGAAACTGTACCATCAACAAACAAAAAAATATGGTTTAGACCGTTTTTAGTTAAAGATGAAAAAACTTTATTAATGGTACAGGAAACCGGAAAAGAAAAAGAAATATTAATGGCAGTCAAAGAATTAGTAGAGTCCTGCTTTGAATTAAAAGACGCAGGAAGTATACCAATATTTGATTTAGAATATTTGTTTTTAAAACTAAGATCAAAATCGGTAGGAGAAATTGTTGAACCTTTTCTGGTTTGTCCGCATACAAATGAAAAGATCAAACTGGTAATTGATTTGGATAAGATTAAAGTTAAAACCTTCAAATCCCATACGAATAAATTAAAATTAGATGATGATTTGTTTGTTTGTATGAAATATCCATCACTTAATATGTTTATAGAAAACGAAACATCTGATATGTCTCTTATGGATTTTTACGATCTTGCAGTATCGTGTGTTGATTATATCGAAACACCAACGGAACGAATAGAATGCGAAAACAAGAATAAAGAAGAGATAAAAGAATTCGTAGACAATATGTCAAAGGTTCAATTTGACAAAATAATTGAATTTTTTGCAACAATGCCAAGAATTGAACAAGAAATGCCATATACGACAAGTGATGGAGTAGAAAGAAAGGTAGTGTTACGAGGTATTCGTGATTTTTTCGGATAAGCCTCAGCCACAATAGTCTCAATACCTATTTTGATTTAACATTCAAAATGATACACATGTATAACTACTCATTGACGGAATTAGAATCAATGATACCTTGGGAAAGAGACATTTATGTGGAATCGCTGAGGCAGCATATAGAAGAAGAAAATCTAAGACTTATGAACAAGCAGAACATGATGAGGGCAATGAACAGCAGAAGAGGAAGATAAATGAAAGAAAAAAATTTACCAAAACTTAAAAAAGAAATTCTTAAACTATTTGGAAGTTCTCTTTCATTGTCCTCTAATGTGAGTCTTCCGTCTAATGTTATACTTCCTACTGACACAGAAACTGCTCCATTACCAAATGGTACAGGAACTGCAACAGAAAAACCAGAAGATATCAATATAACAATTGCTTTACCTCAAGATAAAAAGACGAGAAATTACAAGAAAACTGTAAAATCTCTGAAAAATAACAAATCGTATAATATTGATATAAAAAAAAATGATATACCGCTTCAACTGTATTTCAATAATTCATACGAAGACCATGTTACACCGGAATTAGTAAAACCTGTAAATTTTATTAATTACGGAATCAATAGAATTCAAAATACGAATATAAATTCACCACAATTTAACGAAAGCAAAGTAGTAAACAAAAACAATACTACAGAGGTTTCAAATGTTAAAAATAATTTTATAAAAGAATATGTTAAAATTATTGAAAATTACAAATCTAATACAAAACCAAATCAAAATTTTATTCAAAAAGAAAATAAAGTTTTAAATAATTTCTTCATAAAACCATATACGTTTTTAACAAATAGCGATGATGTGATATTGCGGACAGAAAATAATATCACTAACAATTCCAATATTACAAACCAAAGTAATCCGGTTACCAACAGTATCATCACAAACCAAAGTAATCCGGTTACCAACAACAGTGCCATTACAAACCAAAGTAATCCGGTTACCAACAGTATTATTACAAACCAAAGTAATCCGGTTACCAACAACAGTGCCATTACAAACCAAAGTAATCCGGTTACCAACAGTATTATTACAAACCAAAGTAATCCGGTTACCAACAGTATTATTACAAACCAAAGTAATCCGGTTACCAACAACAGTATCATCACGAACCAAAGTAATCCGGTTACCAATAATAGTATCATCACGAACCAAAGTAATGCGGTTACCAATAATAGTATCATCACGAACCAAACCAATCCAATTACCAACAATAATACTAGAATTGAAAAAAATACAGTAAACAAAACAAATGCAATAGTTCAAGATGTTTCAAACAACAATGCATTTATTGATAATAATGTGACTTTTTTCAAGGAACCAAAATACTTTGACTTATCGTCTGAAATTAATCAACCAATAATAAACAGATTTAGTTCTATTAAAAATGTTTTACAGCATAGAACAATATCAAATTATCTACAATCCAATAATGTTACAAATGTTCCTGCATTTGAATCTGGTGGTATAGTCTCAAAACCAACATTGGCAATGATTGGCGAAAAAGAACCAGAAGTAATAATACCAAAAAGTATTCTTCCAAATCTACTTACAAGTTCAGATAATAGTCCTATGGAAAAAACAAAAATCAATAGAAAAATTAATTCTTTTATTGACCAAGGAAACATATCATCTCTTCCTGCACTCAAATCAATAGATCAAAACAATAAAACAAAGAATCTATTAGAAGTAGAAAAGGAAGAAATAGAACACATGAGGACTATTAGAAACGCCGATAAAAAACAACCAAAACCAACGGCAGTTTCAAACGAACTTCAAAGCCCAGAAGAAACCATACTTGGCGTAGAAAAAATAACATCCACTAGAGGAATAAAACAATTTGCTCCGCCATTGAATGGACTTCCTTCGTGGAGACAAAGTACAGTATAAAAAGAAACGACCCCCTACCGGAATAGGGGGTCGTCGGATCTAAGATGCTCTCTTAGATGTATCTGATATTATGTATATCAGTCTTCAGCAAGCTTCTTGAAATAATCAAGAGCATCTGTCTCTTCGTCCACCTGATCCTCAACTGGCGGCTTTGAGCGGATAGAAGGCTTCTTCTCCTTCATATCCTCTTCATCGATATCCTCAGCAGTACGAGTAGATCCCGTACCACTTCCACGGATATCCCCACGAAGAACATCAAACAACTTCTGCTTTAGTTCGTCATAGGACTTGAAATTAGTCGGATCAACAAAACTCTTAAGAGCATGTTGTGACTTCCAAACAGTCTCCAACTTAACATCCTCGCCATTTAGAAGCGGAGATGACGAATCAAATTCTGACTTGTCATAATTGACAAATCCACCAACCTGACGAATCTTCAACTTGAAATTTGCACCATTCCAGAAATTGAACGGATCAAGTGGATCCTCGTCCTTGAACTCCGGTTGCATCGCTTCCTGAATCTTTTCAAAGATCTTTTGACCATACTTGAACAGGAAAACCTTTCCTTCATTTGACGGTTCAGCAGGATCGCTGACAACGTAAATGTTGGAAATATAATTGAGCTTCCTCTTTCGCTGACGAGCAAGATCCTTATCGCTATCAATACCACTATTCCATAGTTGGGTATTCATCTCGGAAACTGGATCCTTCTGACCAAGAGTGGTTAGACAATTTTCGATATACCAACCGCCTGGGCCTTGGAAAGCATGGGAATACAACTTAACCCAAGGAATGTCCTCTCCCTCAATTGCCGGCAGGAAACGAATTACTGCAAAACCATTCTTTGCGTTGTCGAGCTTTGGACGCCAAAAACGATCATCCTTGTAATCATTCTTGGTATTATCTTGTTGGATCTTTTGAACCAACTGATCGATGCTTGACTTCGACTTCTTCTTAAAATCGCTAAATGAACCCATAACTTATCCTTCCCCGAAGATCTCCTTCGGACTAAAAAGTAACGGTGGGAACTCCCCACCACATTACAACAGAGTTTACCATAATCTAAATATACAGTCAAGAGAAAGGTAAAACATTTTTACTTTTTCGTAAAATGTTTAACTCTTGCCCTTCTTGTTTTAGTTTTTCTAAAACGGGTTGTGTTAATAGTTTTTGTGCCACCGTAATATCCAAAGAATGTTCCTCCAAAACGGCAATTACTGCATCAATATATGAGGTGTTTTTATTCTTTGCTATTTTATTTTCTACTTTTTTAGAAAAGTCTTCTTTTGTTATTTCTAGGATCATGTTTGAAATTATAGCACCTTTGGGTGGATTGTAAAGCTATTTATTTACATTATATATAGTTTAAGAAGGAAAATTTATGCCAGATACAGGATCAAATATTCTTATAACGACCAATGACAATACAGCAGTTATTGCAACAGACTATGGAACAAGCGGAACTGGTTTTACTGGAGCCCATGTTCAAATTTTTAAATTATCTTATGGTACAGATAGCACCACCCAACGAGTAGGTACGTCTGCACCGCTTCCCGTATCAATTTACGGAGTAACTGGAGCGACTTTACCAATAAGTGGTTCTGTCTCCGGTTCCGGTAATTTTAATGTAGTCAATTCCTCTTCTACGGGAAGTTACCTATTGGTCGGTGGTTCTACATGGGCAACGGTTCCTGTTGGCATTAGCGGAACTATCCAAGGTGTTAGTGGAGGATATCCAGTAGGTATTACCGGAACAGTAAGCATTGCAAATTCAGGTATAGCAATATATGGAATATCTGGCGCAACTGCTGTAGGTGTAACCGGAGGCAGAAGATTATCATATTCTAGCGATTCCGTTACAGTCTATGGAAATGTAGGAATAAGCGGGGGACTCGGTTTGGTTGCAGCAACCGATAGCATTGCAGTATATGGTTCTGATCTCGGAGGAAAGGTTCTGACTAGACTATACTCCTCAGACGGAACAACATTAGGTGTATCGGGTGATGCACTAAAGGTAGCAATAACCAATGCAGGAATATCCTTCGGCGTAACAATAGCAGCAAGTGTTGGTATTACTAATGATGGTGTAGTTGGTCTGATGATTCGTGGTACAGGAAATACCGCATCTCATCCAGTAATTGTTAAAGGTACACTAGCAAGCGGCGCAATTGAAGTTACCGCTACTAGCAATTTGCCAGTTGCTGTTCAAAATACCGTCACAATAGATGATACCGATCTAATTGATTCATTGGAATCTACATCTAAACCCATAGTTTCAAATCTGAGTAGCATCAAGACAAATACAAACGTCATTTCTACCATCAATGATAAACTCAGCAATGGAACCGTACAATCTAAGATTACTGAAATTGTAAGACCGGGTGTTGTTACTAGTGGTAAGAAGTCAGTAACAGAAACTCCAGTTTCCTTAACAACAGCATCAATTAGTGCAAAGGTAGGAGTACATGTAAAATGTCCAACTACAAACACCAGTACAGTTTATATTGGTGGAAGAAATATACTCACATCACAAGCAGATGGATATCCACTTGATGCCGGCGAATCTATCTTTATAGAATGTGACTTGGTATCAAGAATTTTTGCCCGATCAGAGAAAGGTACACAAATAGTACATTTCATAACATCATAAAATGGCAAATTCGAACTATTCTAGATCAAGATCCACTAAACAAAAACAAGGCAAGAATTTAGTTCTTGCTAGAAGTGGTCTATTATATGGTCTTACTTATGTAAAGGTAAAAGAAGAAAAGATAAGTTCAAACAGAGGAATCACATCCACACCTAATTTTTTGTTTTACGACAATAACACAAAGGTGATGATTGATTTTTCTGATTATAATAATACCACCAGTGCAGATGAATTGTATTCTTTTTGGAATCTGATAATAGATGGAATGACCTTCACAATCACAGATGGTGAGTTAATCAATCCCGCAAACAAACAACAATATGATGTTTCAGGAACATATACATTCACATCAATTGAAAATTTAGTAGTATTTGCCGATGTTGTTTCGGTTGAAAGTATCTCAACAGGAATTCATTTATACAATAAAAACGATTTTTCAAATCTACCGACATTTACTTTAGCTACAATAATAGAACCAGAAAAAACAACACCACTAACATCTATAGTTAATAGCTTAGGAAAGAATACTAAAAACTCTTTTAATTTTCTTGGAATAAAAGTTGGAGATTATGTTCAGTTACAATCCAAACAAAATAAATTTGAAATTGTAGATTATTCCCTAGATAGCGAAGGCAAAGAAGTAATAACAGTTTTCGGGGAGATAGCAGAAGAAGATAGAATATCTACTAAAACTTTTATTGGATTATATGTGGAAAAGAAAAACGAAAATACTGTTAGTGTTGATATAACCGATGAAAAAATAGGAGCATGTGAAGTTTTAGAAAATAATATTGTAATATCTTGCACAAGTAATAATACAGCATCACAATGTGAATTAAGATCAACCACATCTCTTACTGCTAGATTCACAGAATCGAAAGCATGTACTACTGCAATAGAGGAAGAACAAACATCAACTGATTTGTTATCAACTATTATAGATCAACAAAATACATTAATATCTAAAATGGATAGCAGAGTTCAAACCATATCTACTGCAAATTTCCAAAACATGCCGTTTAGATAATCTATTTTAATTTTTTGGTTTTCTTAGGATTCAATTTATATTTTGATTTTAATAAATCTTTTAATTCATTAAGAGTCTCAATACAATCTACTAAAATACAAAGAGTTACGGAGTCTTTGACAACTCCGTAACTCTTTATTATACAGCCGTTAAGTTTTTCTAAATCTCTTTTAGGCTTACCTTTGTAAAGATCAAAACTATAAGCAAATGTTACTTCATACATTTGCCTATATTTAGTTGTTTATCGCTTTACAGTGACCTTCTGCTCGGCGGCAGAGATACGCTCATGGAGCTTATCAAGTTCACGCCAAAGTGCTTCGGTGTCACGCTCCTCGTTTACTTCAGCAAGACGCTTTTCTGCACAAGACTTGGTTGCACATGCAAACTCCCAACAAACAACGGAAGTAATGACTGCACAAGCAGCGAGAAGAGCAATGGCAATATTTGTGTTGCCATTATAAATTGCTGAAGCAGCAAGAATCGAAGAAATGACTGATGCTGTAGAAACGGTAACAAACGCATTCTTATTAAACATAAAATCTCCTAAAGCGTTCCCGAGTGGACTCGAACCACTGACCATTCGCTTAGAAGGCGAATGCTCTATCCAACTGAGCTACGGGAACTCAACTCAGTTATTATAACAGATAAACGCTATCTGTCAAGTCTTAAACTGTAAGTTTCAGGTTTGAACCACTGATCGGTTCAACGACCTTCTTACCCGGAACAACTAGGCCATTCACTACTACTGTGGTGAAATGATCTTCTAGTTCCTTTTGGGCATTGAGGATAAACATAACATTCTTTGTTTCCAACAGAACGCCCTTGCTTGTGTCTGCGTATGGCATCCACTTAGCAAACATCAACTTGCCTTCTGGCGTTGGAATCAAAATGGTTGGATCCTTGATTTGATATCCACCATCAACTTCGGTAATGTTTCCAATAATCTCTTCACCACTCAACAGACGCACGATTTTTACATTGCTCATAATTTATTTTCCTTTATACCAAATGTGGCATTCTTCCACATTCTTAACTGATCAACCCTAAAATGCATAATTCTACTGTCCGACAAAACAACACACCAAATATCATTCTCAAACGTGCCACCATCTCTCACATAAATGGCATATCCATCTCCCATCGGTGTTATAACTGGAATTGGATTTTTAAATTCATAAATCAAAACATCACCAAAAAGTTAATTGTTACTTACAATCACATTTTCCGATAAATCTATCCCACAAAGAACACTTGGGTGGTTTTGCAATTGGCCAACAAATACCAATCAGATTATCTGCCAAGAAAGCAGCATTCTTTTCTTCTAATGCTCTTTCTCCTGCCTTTAACACTTCTTTTTCTGTTAAGAGCATAGGCACACATCTACCGTCAATTTCTATCTTTGTAAAATATAATTTCTTTTCTGCAGCCATTATAGTTTCCTTTTATTTTAGTGTCAATAGGTATTTTGTCCTATTTAACGACGAAAGCATTTCATCTCTTATATTTAGAAGGTCGGTGTCTTGGGTCTGAAGTGTTATAGGTACTTCATTCATTAAGAAACCTATTGCTTCATCAATGACACGGACAGGCATACCTTCTTCGTAATTCTCTAAACTAAAATCAAACGGCTCATTTCTTCTACCATATTTTCCAAAATAAACTTCAACAAACTGATCTATGAGATCACTCAAAGAATCATAGAGTTTACCTAAAGCCTTATGCTCGGCAAAACTTTTAGTCTGCCAGTGAAAGATTCTTATTTGTTCTTGATAATTTATTAATTGTGCTAACATAGTGTTTTGAATGGAGGCGGGGGGATTCGAACCCCCGTCTGATCATATTTATTTATACGAACGCTACACGGTTAGTCTTTGTTTGTGCAAGTAGGGGAATCAAAGACACTTCCTTACTACAGGTCGAGTTCAGTATGGGTTTCGGATTGTTTACTAACTCTTTCACAATCCTATCCGAATTGAGTCATGGAAAGTTATCGGAATACCTTTCCTATGCTTTCTGACGGTCCTAGCCCGCATTAATAGCGTAATCGCTAGTACACTGTGCGCTGTTACTCAAGCAGCAATTGCCATATAGTTATTATTATTGGCAGTCGTGAGTTTGATTGCTTTTTACGAAGCCTGCAATCTTCTTCGCCGTGCTTTCTTATACTTAATTATGTCATCGATACCATTTCGCCCCCTTTAAATTTCTACTCTCATGGTATATTTTTTACCATTACGAGATGCTTTTGTGAGATGTTTGCTCTTTGGCAAAACCATTCCCATGTTTTCTTGGTGACCCATTGTGGCGCGAATATGACCAACTGGTTTTCTTATCCCGCGACCACTATGCCCATGCGCCCATACTGTTATGAATCCGCTCGGACTTGGATCTAGTCTTTCAACATGATGTGTCTTCCCGGATGGAGTCACATACATCATAGAAGGTTCCATGTCGCCACCCCAATGGTGCTTCATCAAATATGCATCCGAAACAGAACCTTCTAAATCAGGAGAATCGGCATGCGACACAACAGCAATACTATCATCATTTTTTATGGAATCCATAATCGACTGATGGGTTTTACTTGCAATCTTCATTCTATTTTCCCTAGCAATTTCTCCGGCAGCTTGCTTCTGAGGATCTGCCTTTGGTCTTTGGTACTCATAGTTCCAATATTCGTTTAGTACTAGGTGTGTTAAAATATCTCTAAGAGTCTTCATGGTTTCTCCTAGAGATATTTATATTAACTCATCGCTTTGAATTTGACACAGAAGAATCCTTCTGTCTGAAGTGGCACAACTGCCAAATCGGTGATCTTTGGGAAAGATCTTTTTTCCCCCAAAAACACATCATTATTCATTACAAATGGGCCACCCTCAAAATCGATATATTCGACATCGGTTTCGTCGCCTCCTACACGATAATAATTACTCTTACCGAGCAGATAAAATGTGCCTTTTTCGACATTACATTCATAAACATCACGCTTGTCGCCGTAACGACTGCGGAAAGAATCAACGAGTGTGGTATTTTCGAGAATTTGTTCTAAGTTTTGCATGGTGAATACACCCACGGGGACTCGAACCCCGACTCACCGCCTTGAAAGGGCGGGGATTTAACCAGTTAATCTATGGGTGCAGTTGTTTATTTACTTGATCTTCTTACCAACGGCCTTACGCATCTTCCTCTTTGAAGGTGCAGGACGGGCATTTCCACCGACTACCTGATATGAAGTTTCCTTTGCAAAGAGTTTGGAAACATCAATCTTTGTCGGAATCGAAACTACCTTGGCCTTCACCTTCTTTGCAAAATGGCGATCCACGCGGTTAATTACGCCTGGGATCCCATAAAATACAATAGCTGTGACCAAGTAATTAGTTCCATGTGCAAGGGTGAGAGAAGGCATAAATCCTGCATTGCAAACCAGGCCAGCAGTTGCGTAAATTCCCGCCATTCCGAAACAACAACCCTTAATAACGCCATCAAAAATTTCCTTTGAGTCCATTTTTCTTTCCTTGTAATTATCGTGCGCGGGCATTCATACGCTGAGCCCTACGCAGATTCTCTTTGTCGCCTGAAGAAATCATCACAAGTTCTGGCGCAGTCTTGTGATACCAATCCATGAAACCGACCATCGGCTTCACATCCGAACACTTTACACAAGTGTTTGCATTTGGAAGTGCCTCAAGACGAGCCTGAGGAATTTGCTTTTTGCAATTGTCGCAGTAACAGATCATCGTTGCCATGTTAGTTTGCCCTTTCAAATCGAAACTTGATTGTCTTACATTCAACACGCTTTTCGCCGTCTATGTGCATTTTGCGTTGCTTGAGAATTCCCTTGTTCCAACCGAACGGCTTACAAACCGTTGCATTGTGCTTGCGAACAAAGAAACCCTCACGCTCTGCTTCCAAATCAATGCTGTCAATGATACGCTTTGCCATGAATACGCGATTCAGGAATCGAACCTGATTGAACCGATTATAAGTCGGCCTGCGAAAACCGTCCGCCCATCGCGCAAGTTGTCTCATAAGTATACTACTAATGAGACTCAGTGTCAAGTAAATTTTTCAAGTTAATTCTGCTCTTCTTGGTTGCGGCATGACCTGCGGCGTCCAAAATGAGGTAATTTCTTGGCTGCCGATCTTCATCGTGGCCAAGCCGATAATTAACTTGTTCGACTGAAAGTCCGATAAGTTTACTCTTATTGGACTCAATACATGCCTGAACAATCTTGTTGGCAATTTCTGCCGCTTGCTCGGTAGTCATCGTTTCAATCGGTACATCAATGAAAAGTCTATACATTAGTCCTCCAGTTTAACAATTCCATCGTCCGTTGTATAGTAAATTCTGTCGAAAACTTCTCTGCACCAAGGCATACAAAGTTCACATGGGCGAGACATTCGAATGTGCCCAAATTTATTATAACGAACATTAATCAGATCCAACTTGCATCCACGAAATTGCCTTGGAACTTTCCTGAACGCATCAAGTTCGGAATGCATTTCTTCAAATGGATATCCGATCTCTTTGGCGCGTGGATGAGTCTTGAACATATTTCTGCCAACAGAAATTACTCTGTTGCGATGCACAACAAGGCTAACATGCTTTTTCTGCCTTGGTATTTCAAGACAAAGTGGGTATGCGTATGCTAGAAAGTTTTTCATAAAAAACAGGGAAGATTCCTTTCGGAATACTTCCCTGCGAAGTAGATTAACAAATTGTTCAGGCGTTCATCAGGAAACGCGAACCGTCCTTGCGGAACTTGTAGGCGCGATCACCGGGGTGGGTGTCTGCCATGAAGTAACGACCGCTCGAATCAGTCACGATCTCCCAGTTTCCAAACTTCTCAACGAGTTCACGAATGGAAGACATGGTGGCGCGAAGATTCTTCACACCGTACTTCAGACGCGCTTCACGGGCATCGATGCCCCAACCGCGATAGAGATGATTGATGACCTGACGCTGCTTGCTAAGATTGCTATTGCTCATACTAACTATTTCCTCAAACTTGTTTGCACTCCTTTTGTTACCATCGGAAACTGCGAGTTGCGTTTCAGTCCCGATCACTATGTCCCTATTCTAACAAAGTCTTGATCGTTTGTCAATACCCTTTGTTCGATTTTTCCCAAGCCGCCTACTGGATTTGAACCAGCAACCTATGCTTTACAAAAGCATTGCTCTACCGTTGAGCTAAGGCGGCAACCCAAATTTTCAAATGCCTCCAACAGGGATCGAACCTGTGACCTATCGGTTAAAAGCCGAATGCTCTACCAGCTGAGCTATAGAGGCAAAATTGCGAGTGGACGGGTTCGCATTACGCCTGGATTTTACTCTCGGTTTTCGGATAATCCAAAATTCCTAAACCTACCCAGTTTTGTCTGTTGGGGCAGTTTTGTTAATAAAATATATCCTGCGCTTATAAAAATCATTGTTAACTAATCATGGTGTTCTCCGTCAGGTGCGTCCGATAATTATACCACAACTTCATTCTTTGTCAACCACCAATTTGGAATATTTCCTGTACGCCACTTAGCAAATCTTGCCTTTTCGCCTAGGTAATAGGCACGATATGCAGCAACTACATCTTCGTGCTTATAGGCATCAGGCATTGCTTGTGCAAAGTCAGTCAATCCGCCTTTATCAATATTTTTTGGTATATCGTTTAGTGGACCTTGTAACATTTGTTCCATAGAATGTTGTCTGACGTATCTATTGGTATATTCTTTGCATAGACTGTTGGCGTGTTGCCATAACCAAGCATAATTTGCTCTTGATCTTCTCGTCCATATTGTGCATGGATGATTAATCATGGTTGCTTTGCAAATATTAGTTTGCGAACAAATATATGTCTTGTACTTTCGCTTACCGGAATCAATAGTTACTTCCTGCCCATCCAACACATGATGGGCAGTTGACAACAATTGACACGATTCAACAATCATCTTGACAACATGCTTATCGCACATCATCTCGGCTGCGTTTGTTGGGTTTCTATCCAAGACAAAAATATTCATGACCGTAACTTTTGTTTCTTGACAATTAGTGGCAACTTGCCATCACGATCCAATAGTTCAAGTGTCTTCTTTTTCGCATTCAATAATTGTAGTTGCATTTTTGTCTTCTTCAACTTCATTCTATGCGACTTCTTCAACTTCATTTTTCTTCCATTGCTATTCATATTAACCTCCAAAAATTGTATTTAACTGACGATTCACTCTTACAAAAGTAGTACACTTCGGCAAGTCCTTGATACTCTTTGCACCTACATATGTGCAGGCAGATCGTATCCCGCCCAAAATTTCATCTACAACACCATGAACTGGACCAGAATACTCAATTTCTACAGACTTACCCTCTGCCGCTCTATAATTTGCTACGCCACCCGAATACCGATTCATCGCTTCTTTTGATGACATGCCGTAGAATCTCTTTTTAACTACGCCAGATGAATCTGTAACCTTCTCTGCTCCAGATTCGTCTGTACCTGCTAGCATTCCACCAAGCATTACAAAATCCGCCCCCGCCGCAAACGCTTTCGCTACATCTCCGGGACAAGTGCAGCCACCGTCTGCTACGATATGCCCGCCAAGACCGTGGGCCGCGTCTGAGCACTCTATGACTGCGGATAGTTGTGGATATCCAACTCCTGTTATCTTCCTTGTTGTGCAAACGCTGCCAGGGCCAATACCAACCTTCACTATATCCGCCCCAGCCAAAATCAAGGCCTCCGTCATTTCGGCAGTCACTACATTTCCTGCTATTATAATTGCATTGTTCCATATTTTTCTCATGTCCTTTACTAGATCGATAAATCTTTCAGAATATCCATTTGCAACATCCAAACAAATAAACTTAAATCCCTTGTCAAAATTTCCATGAAGGTAATTTATGCTCGGATTATCCAACCCACAACTAAGAGCAACAAAATTCTTATCGTTTAGTAGTGGTACTTCGTCCTTAGTCACATATTTATGAAGACATGTGATTGCCTGCATTTGTGATAATGCATTTGCCATCTCTATTGTACCTGTGGTATCCATATTTGCCGCCATGAGAGGAACACCTGTCCATGTTTGCGACGAATGTGGAAATCTAAATTCACGGGTGATTTTAACTTCAGCTCGTGAATTTAGTCTTGAACGCTTTGGGCGAATTAAAACATCACTATAATCAAGTTTGATTTCATTATCAATATGCATAATATAAAAAATTATTTGAAAAAATTCTGTTTTGTTTTTTCTATATGTTCGCGCAAAGTTTTCATTGTCTTTGCAAGTTGTTTGTGATCAATTTTGTCCAAAAGATATTTCTCATAGGAAAGCACAGCGTCGGCCGATAGTTCTATGAGTTTTGGGCAAAATTCATCCTCTTTGGGTTTCTCCGCCTGTTGATTGGTTCGACTGAACATTTGCTATCTCCTGTGGTTGATTATATAAAGCGGTAAACAGATCTTCTTGTTCATGCACATAATGACGAGCAAAATTAATTGCTTCGACCAAGGTATTCACCATTTCTTCTGCCTGATCAGGAGTCACAGAATCAATTGCTTCTAATGTGTCCCAATTTTTGAAATTAAGATTTGTATTTCCTTCAGAGTCTCTGAAAAACGAAATCTTAGGATTAATTCCACTATGGAACAATTCTGCCTCAAAAACCATAGAACCATTTAAAATGTTTTCTGTATCGGCGCCTGTGTTATTCACGATCTTCATCTTCAATTTCCTTTCTTTGGATTAATTCTTTAGTGTCGTAAAAATATTCAACATTCTGTAAACGGAAACTTCTCCAGTCTCTCTTGATTATATCATAAACGGGAACCAAATCAAGATCTTCTTCTGAAGAAGGCATCATGATATTCTTGATATACCTTCCGGTATTGTTTGGTAACGATTTTCGATCTAGTGTGCAATACATTGCCCTAAATCTACCATCTGTTACTTTTCGGAAAACCACCTTACATGTTCCCTTTAAAAGTGATTTTACTACTACTTCTCTATTAATTCTCTTGATTGGGGGCATTTGTTTCTCCGGGAAGAGTTGAAGGTTGACCAAATCTTTTACGATTCTTTTTATTTATTCGTTTACCTTCTGCTTTATCTTCACCAAAATTGAAGTTGTATTCTACCCACTTCTCTTCTAGATTACTAGTCATTTCTTTTAATTTTACTCGTAGATCTTTGAAATTCATAAATACTCCATAGATATTTATAAATATATAAAGGAAGAGGAACCAATATGCCATTTAGAAACCCAGTAGCAATTAGAACAGTAGGAATAACCGGAGGCAATACAGTCTCGGGATGGAAGTATTTAATAAATCCAAGTTCTGGCGCAACCACCGCAGGAAGATCAGTCAGTCTAAAAGAAGGTGTTCAAATACGCAATGCCGGAGCCACCGCGTCTACTGTACTTCCTGTCATTTCCATTTTTGGTTTAACTGGAGGAACAGCTAATTCTGCGAACACGGACGGATTCGTTCTTTCAACAGCACAAGATGTATTCTTTAAAACAAATGATTTAAATGTAATCATGGTTAAAACAACAAGTGGAACCGTAACAGACGGCGTAACATTATCTTACATTGCATACTAAGCAATAGTTTATGGTTGATAAACAAAAACCCCCCGTAACTGGGGGGTTTTTATATTCTTAGACTAACTGAGGTTTTTTACCTCTTGGACCCCGTGGAACAATTGGCATTGGCTCATCTGGTCCACCGTTATCATCTCCTCCATCACCGTCGTGGTCACCGTCACCGAGATCAATATCACGGTGTGTCATGCTGGTTGAAAACATCATTGGACTGCTTTTATTTCCACGGAATACAACTTTCTTTCCACGAATCGTTACTCCTTCGCTGTAAGGAACATGGAACCAATCGTGCCCAGTTGTTGTTTTCAATTGTTTTGCAATATGACTAGCATGTCGATGATCGTTGTTTATGTTGTAAATACCAGTGTGGTGATGATCAACATGAACAACAAGATGTCTTCCGTCTGCCATAGGACCGGAGTCATCGACTTGCTTCATTGCTTGTCCAAATGGTCCATAATGTGCATGTGGATTTTCTCTCATATTTTCAAAATGAGTAATCTTAACTGGTTTACCTGATTTACTGGTGAGTTTTGCTATCTTTAATCTTCGTTGTACTCCAGCAAAGTGATCATCAACGACTTCATGTGCCATCTTTGATGCTTCTTGTTGCGTTGGTCTTCTTTTATTGTCTGAGAAGAAACCATTATGAAGTCTGGCCAAATGATCATCCAAACTAGCAGCAATGTACTTTGGAAGTTTACCCTGAGCGCCCTCTGCTGTATGATTAAAAAAAGAACTAATTTTTCCAACAATACCATCTTTCTTCTTTCCGCGCATACCCTTTACAGCATCAATCTTCTTTTGAAGATCTGGTGTAACATCCCTCTTTTTCATTTCTTTGCCAGCATCACGAAGTTTATCGCGGAGAATATCTACATGTGATTTTGTTTCCGGTTCTTTGACATCACCTGTTGATGGTCCAAATAAGCCTTGAATCATTGCATTGAATTTACCAAGGCCCATACGCCCCGCAGATCTTTGAAATGCAGTTGCTTCTTTTGGTGCATCTTTTGCTTTAGGGGAGAACTTACCCTTTGCACCAAATAGTTTTCCTAGATCAGGACCACCCGGTTCTAACTTTGCTTCTCTTAAATAATTGATAAACGATTTCATATGATTATTTTTCTTTTTTAACAGGTACACAATTAGGAACTCTACGTCCTTTTTTATTTTTAGTACCCTTTGCTACATATCCATCCCAGCAAGCCTCTTTAAGAAATTTTTTAAAACTTTTCATTTCTTTTTCTTTCCTTTTCCTCTTGGAGTTGCTACTAAAGTAAATGCATCTCCTTGGACATCACTATACACAACGGAATCGTGTTTTTCTGGACTATATCTTTGCTGTGAATTTATCTTACTAGTAGTTTTAGCAAATGTTCTTGGATGTGGGAAATGTCGCAATTCGGACATGCGACGAAGTTTGCTCCAATCCATTCCTCCATCTGCCAATCTATTTTTTAAATAACCTATATTTCGATCTAGTGCTCTACGCGCTTTTTCACTACGAGGTCTTTCTTTGGATTCTCTTGCAGCATCAATGGTATTTCTATAAGAATACGAATAATCTTTAAAGGTTCCACCCTCCATTTTTAACTTTGGATGTTCTTTGTGTGTATGATGCGAGACACTACTAGATCCTCCAATATTGCGAATACGAATTGGCCTCATCTTTGATAAGCGTTTCCATACAGATTTAGAACCGTCTGTTTGATAATCGCCGCTTTCTAATGCCGCAACTTTATCTGCAATCATTCCATAGACTTTTGGAACTAAATTTCTAACTTTTGCTTTTTTGCCTCTATGAGCAGTATCAAATGATGGATTTGATGACTGTACTAATCTTTTTCCTTGAAAAGTGCCTGCGTGGGCCAATGGAACTACACCGATTTGTTTATCTTTATAATGAACGCTCACTGCTTCCTCGCCTGCTTCAGGGTGTTCTTCGTGATGCCAGACGGTATATGGTCCTATTTTTCCAATATTCCGAGGCACTTGTATTCTTCTAGAATAATCATATCCTGGCGCGCGGCCGCCGCCTTGAAGAATGGGCATGTCTTCTGCTAGAAATTGCTTAAATGTTTTCATGGTAATATTTATAAACTAAAAACCCCCCAGTTACGGGGGGATGACTTTTCAGTTTTCCTTTAAATTTTTTTGACTCCGATTCATCCACGCTCAGGATGGGAAGGAGCTATATCGCCTGGCTGCACATGGGGGAACTCTGGCTCTTCTCCCTCTGGATAATCAATTGCTGGTTCATCTGACTCTGGCTTTGGGTTTGGACTGTACCATCTACCATCTTTGCCTTGGACTGGTTCTGGATAACCGGGAGCATTCTTATAAGGCTTCCAAGTTGGTATGGTTTGCTTCTTCTCTTGTAGGGAAGAAATTGTTCTTTTTAATTGTTCGATCTTAGCATTTGCCTCTGCTAATTGCCATTCGAGGTTATGTTTTTCTTGTAGAATGTTTTTATGAAAGAGATGATCCATGTGTGTTTTCCTTTATTTTTTTTACTTTACGATTTCCGCCGGAACGGTGGGTGCGTGTTGTGAAACGGCAATCAATGCAATCGCCGCCAAGACGCCTACTGCAATCAAAATCCATGTGGTAGGCTGAATATCCTTGACGATGTTTTTAATCTTATCTAACATTGTGTCTCCTTGTATTTGAATATATATAAAAGTAACGAAAGCATACAAATGAAAACATTTAAGCAATATATTTTAGAGTCTGGACGGAACAGTCCATGGGGGCCTGCTTTGTCACCTTGGCTACCTTATCCTAATAGTGGCGGAAAAAATGTAGTTACTCCCGGATCTATAAAACCACCAAAGACCCCACCACCGACTAGGGTAAGTAGACGCGAGCTGTATACACATGGTGGAAGCCTATATCAATTGCCTACTGACGATTATCCAGACACTCAAGCGCCGCCACCGGGGGTTCCTCGGGAGTGGCCAGGTGAGAATACATCACAGGTCCCTGTTTAAGAGTAAATAAGATTTTTTTCAGAAGGGGACTCCAAATAGGGGTCCCCTTTTTCTAGGATTCCTATAAGAAATTCCTGTAAGAATTCTTTTTTAATGGGAATCATAGGGGGGACCCTATTTTTCTAGGATTCCTTGGAGAAGGGGTGGGGGTCTTTTTGGGACTTTGCCGGCTTTATTCCGCTAGCGCCTGCACAGGGGGGACCCCATTTCCTGAAAACACTGTTTTGTGACCTGTCTAGAGCGTGACACCCGACACATGGAAACGAAAAACCCCCACGACTGCGTTATGCAATCGTGAGGGTATGAGCATTACCGCTAGCGAACTAACGGATGGAGCGAACTCGTTACACGCTCAGTGACTTACGCAGATCTTGTTTGATCTTGCGTCGAAGAGCGCGGGGACATTTGGTCTTCTTTCCCCATGTCTTTGCACGGAGTCGCTGACCTTGCACTAGTGCGTCATGCACGAACTTCGGTTGCGGCATTCCAGTTCCTTTCCTTGCACTTGTTGCAAATCATGATGAGGTCTGAAGGGCGCGTACGGCCACACACAACGCAGCACTGATTACGAACGCGCCACTTGTGCTGACGGAAACGCTTCGATTCGATCTTGGTGTTCATTAGGCGTTTTCCTTTCGGTTGGAGTGATGCATGAGAGTGGCGACCTGCGCTTCGAGATCACCCACGAGTTCGTCCGAACCCGAGAGCTCGAACTTAGCTTCCGCCAGTTCCTTACGCGCACCGTCGAGAGCATCGAGCAGGTTGTCGATGATGATCAGCGCATCGATGGGGTATCGGTGCAGCGTTTCGTGCCGCTTGTGTTGTTCCTTCCACCGAGTGATCTCGGCGCGGTAATCGCGGTGCCCCTCTGGCGTAGTGGGCGGAGTGTAGAAGACATAATCGCCTCCGGGTTCGTGATTGGCAGTAGCGTTGTTGGTGTTGCTCATTGTGTGAGTCCTTTGGTTAGAGTTAGTGCTTCTTGTAGTTAACGACTTCGACATCCTTATCCCAACAAGCGCGACAATCCATGCACTTGTTTCCCTGCTTCGATGCAGGACAATCGACCCACGCGGTGAGCGGAGTACGCACAGCATCGACGCTGCTGCTGTTCTCCCATTCGCTTGCGACTGCACCAATCATCGGCGCACTCACGCGCACCGTGAGATTGGGCGGAAACGAGGTGTAGCGGCGCAGATACTCACGCACCAACGCATACTCGCGGGTCGGCAGCCAGTGCTGCACGTTCGGAGTCGCTTCCGCAATCACAGTGATTGCGAAGAGGTGATTCATACCCTGCAAGTCTCCGCTGTCGTGCCAACGGAAGTAGGTCTTTCCCGTCTTGCGAATGCTGGCGATCATTCCGGCAGCCCATGCGGTGGAGTTGACGCGCATCGCACGGTAGCGACGCTCCATCGCTTCCACGACGTTCGGAAACACATACCGACCCTTCATCGCGTAGCACTTATTGCAGGTCGATCCCTTCACGTTACGCAACTTCGCACCGACATTGCACCGCTTCGCGCTGATCGAATAGGCGAAACCCGGCATCTTCGACGGTTCGGAGAGTCCGCCCGTCACAGCGTTGAGCGTATCCCACGATGCGCCAGCGAGGTGCTGATCGGCGAAAGTGTGGGCGTACCCATCATGAATCGGATCGATGTCCGTAGTGGTGTTGCACGGTGCGGGATTGGAGAGAACGGCGAGAGAGTAGGTAGTCATTTTGTTTCTTTCTGTAAGAGATTAGCAGCATTCACCAATGAGATGCGAACCGAAGTCGATCACGACGGGCCGCTTGCGCCAGAACCCGAGGTTTTCCTGATGGAGATCGTTCGCCATCGCACGCTGACGCTTGAACACTTCAC